GTCTTCCGCCTTAACGTAAAATTTTCCGCGGAAGGAAGAGCCTATTTCTGTTCTAAGTACGAGTTGCATCAAATAGTGAACTGGCTCGCTTCCGCTCACGTTTGTGTAATCCCAGTGAGCCACTAGACGACCGCTGCCTGTAATCAAGCTGCTGTATTGCTGGCGGTGCTCATCGCTAAGCGACGTAATATCAACAGTTTCGCGGCTTGTGTTTAGTTCGTATTCGGTCACATTTGCCAGCAAACGTGTATCACGATCGCGGATGGTGACGCGGATTGGAATGTCGCGCGCGATTGCGGTAAGCGGCACAAGCCCTGCGCTGCTGCCCTCCAAGCTGTCATCAAAATTGTCGTAAAGTTTGATGCCGCCTAGCTCATCAATAAAAACGTACCAGTTGCCGCTTGGTTGCACTGAGCCGGCGGTCCAGCCTGTTGCATCAACAAAATCTAAATCTGTACCGTCGGTTGTCGCAAATTCAACAAAATCGCCGTTGACTAAATAGCCTTCGTCAAAATCAAAACTAAAACGATCCTTTTCGGTATTAACGTCGCTTGGGTTGACAACAGATTCCTTGCTGCCCTCCAACGATTTGCGGGTCAGCTCAATGTTGCCGATATTGCCGAGGTAAATGCCCATCAGATCGTCACCGCCGTCAACGCACCAGTGCCTTGGAACGAAATGTCTGCGCGGCTAACTTCACCAACGCTTGCACCAAAACTAACGCTGGTGATATACGCGGTTAGGCGCACATCATGATTGGTGTTGCCTTCGACTAGCCGCAAGCGCAGATCAACCGTATCAGTCTCACCAACGCCAGCGATTTTTAAGACTTTTTTCAGAGCTGTGGCAGCATCATTGCGTCCGTTGCCGTCGTTGTAATACAGCAGGCTGGCGCTGCCGCTAAATTCCTGCACGCCAGGGACAAAAGTGCGCTGGCTGTCGCCGAGCGTGGTGGTTTCAAGCGTTTCAAGGTTGCCGGTCATGCTCCAGCTACTCACCTTGATTTGCTGGGTGCCGTCAATCAGCAGGCGACCATCTTTGCCCGTATAAACCTTGGCCATCAGAGGACACCCACCAGCTTCACTGTAACGCTACTAATACCGGGGCGCACCGATGTGATCTGCGGCGGGCTTTCGTAACGCCACTCATTACCCGTTGCAGCGTCAATCGCAGCAGTGTTGCCACTCCACCCAGTACGAAAGGCGGCGGGCAGCGTGAAGCTGCTAAACCCACCCTTGGTTTCGTCGTAATGCGTGATGAAATCGTCGGCTGCTGTATCCGCAATGTTGTCGTACGACAGATCCAGTGTCATGCCAGTACGTTTGTCGCCGTACAGGATGCGTACTTCTTTGCCGCTTTGCGCTTTGTACGTTTTGTACGGGTAATCGCCTGCATTGAAGCTGCGACCTGTTGGGGCAATGCTGGGGTAGGCCATCAATCCAGTACGTCAGCGATTACGTCAAACTGCCCTGAACGTGGCGTCACGTCTTGAGCAATGATACTGCGGCCTGCAGTGTCAACCGGAAATTCAACTGCTTTGATGCCGACAATGCCGTCTTGGTCAATATCCAGCGCTTCAATTTGGTAAACGTTGAGATAATTCGATTCAGTGGCGCTCTTCACCGAGAAGATCGTGCCGCGCAAGCTAGTGGCAATGCCATCTGACCCAATCACTAGCGTGCCTTCAGCAATGTTTTCGCTGCTGCGATCCCAGTAAAAAACTGAATACGAGCCAGCGGTCAACGGTTCTGTGCTAATAACGGTGCCGTCATTTTTAACAACACCATTGCTGATTGGGTTGTATGGGCTGCTAGCGGTAGCGACCTTAATCCAGTCGCCCGGCTGCAAGGCATTGCCATCAGGCGTAGTTTTGAAGCTGATGGAATGTGTGACGTATTTACGGAGGGACAGATAAAACTTTGCAACCTTAATTGCATGACTGGTTGACGTTACGTGCGACAGTTCAAATTCTTCGATTGGCTTGTCTTCATCGCCCTTGTAGCGGACAGTAACGGTGCGTTCTTCGGGGAATTTATTTTGGCGTTCTTTCCTATAACGAATAACGGCTTGGAACATTTTGCGCTCTTCAAGGCCGAGGTATTCAAGGTTAAAGCTGTCTTCGATAATATTGCCATCGGTAAAAATGGCGCTGATAGGCACGGCTTGCGTCCCATCAATGATGCTGCTTGCGTTGATTGGCAGCGCGGGTTCAATCGAGAAAATGCCGTTCTTGCTAGTTAAATTACACAGCATGGATGGGGCAATACGCGCCAAGTAAGAGCGCACGTTGATGCCATCTGAAATTACGTCATCGAAGAACAGCCCATTGGCACGTAGATAGCGACCTGTAGCGGCTAGCTGTTCACGATCAATTAACTGTTGCGAAATGATACCGCCAACGCCGATATCGCTATTTGTTAGCAAGTAGTAAGCAAGATCAGTAAACAGGTTGCTTGGACCCGTGCCGCCGTCGGTCAAAAGCTCCACGTTGACCCCGTTTTTGATGTATAGATGCAGTTGATCGACGTTATTAATGTTGAAGCCTGATTTCATCTTCAAGCCAGCCATTGCCAAGTTTTCGTATTGCGGAATTAGACGCTCTTCAAGCGATTCGTTGACGTAAACAATCTCGTGCTCTGGAGCGTCATCGCAGGAGTGTTTGATCAAATCGCCGTAATGCGATACTTCGGCAATGCCGGGATATTCCTCGAACTTACGCCCAATCGTGACCGGTACGGTGATCGTCTCGTCTTTGATGCCGTCAACGCGGAAGATTGTTTCCCACTCCGCGCCAAAACCATCCAAGAAACGGCGTTTACGAAACACATCACCATCAGTCCAACGACCACTGCCAGTGACTACATCAACGCGATCAACGCGCCACCAAAGGTCACGATCGACGCCCGGACGCGACTGACGGTATGAGCGCAGCCTGACACGTAGTGTTACTTCACGGTTATTGTTAAGGCCTTGCCCTTCATCCGTATAAACAATATCAAACGTGTGCGTTGCGTTTGAGCCTAAGCCATTGAAATAGGGATCTAGACCGGATTTAAGTGACCAAACATTGCTTTCTTTAAAGTTATCTGCATAAGTATTTGTTCCATAACTGACCATGCCTTGATAGCTGACACTGCGAGGCTGCTCACCTTTGCCTGTAATTGTGGCGGTAGTCTGCGTCCCAAATGTGCTGGGACGATCAATCATTTCTTTTAAAGACCAAGTATTTTTATTTATAAATGCTCGGTATTTAGTGCCTACAGTAAAAGTGCCGTACTCGGTTTCAAGTGTTTCTTCGCTGTATTCAGCAGTTGCATCTAGCTGCCAAACAACAGCATTGGGATCACCTGTAAAAACATGTTCGCCAGAACTTACCGGACGGATACGAAACTCATAACGTCCGCGTTGTGGGTGAAAAATGCGAACAAAATTAAACTGATCAACTGGAACGCTGCCTTTAACGCAGAAACCTTTTAGGAACACCCATCTCGCAGACCCATCGGGATTTTCGTTTGCGGGACGGACGTACAACAGGAAATGTGACGTGCGTGTGCCATACGTGTTCCTGTAAGAAGTTGAGAGCTGAATTTTTTTCTCGTTTTTCTTGATTAACGTTTCTGGATTTGGGATAGCGTTGAAATTACAAATACCGTCGAAGCGCAGCCATACGTTCGACTTAATGCCGATCTCGGTTACATCGCAGTCCTTATTGTTGACTATGTTTGCTAACTCAACCTGACAGATCGGGAAGAAAGCTTCCGAGATGTCTGGACCAGTCAAGAAGTCGGCTTTCTCAACCTTGTTTACGCCGACAATGCCAATCTTGTTCTGTTGACGGCTCCAGGTTTCAATGCACTCCAGATACACGTCTACATGACTTGTCTTACCGGGTTCATACAGAAAACTGCTGCGATCTACAACGCGAAACAACGCACGCCCAATAAGAAAGTATGCACCTAATTTGAATTGCGCGTCGTAACGCACGTTCTCATTATCAGTGGTGCTGCGCACGTCTTCCGTATTGATATTTGCGCCTTGCGTAATTCCGTCACGTGACCAAGTTGGTTTGCGATCCTGCCTGCCGTAACCAACAACAATACGGATACGATCACCCTTGTTAACAAATCGCACACGGGTGCCAGTGCCTTCTTCGGCATCAGGCGATGGGACCATAAAGCCCTGATGTTCCACAATCCCGACATGGCGCCCATAGTTCCTGCCCACGCCAGGCATACCGCTTTGATACGGCTCGGAAAGATCCTGTCCGCCAAGTACGGTATCCATATCAGCCTGAGCCACAATTCGGTACTGCTTTGCGGCTTCCTCTTGTGCATCTTCTTTTTTCTTGCCTTCAAGCTTGGGAACGCTAATAACTTCCCAGTTCAAGCGATATGGCGTGCCATTGGGAATCGCTGCGTAAACGCCGAATTTTGTTTGCGATGTTGGAGTGTAGGTATGAGAAAAGCCGGGGCGGCCACCACCTAACTGTGTCGGGCAGAAAAATGCCTCTTGGTCGTATCCGGGAACGGGAGGTTGCGCCAGTTCGCCATAACGCTTGTTTCTTCCTGTCAGGCGGCTGCTGGTGCTTTCATCAAAACCACCTGTGTAATAAAACTGGTAGCTTTCATCGTGCATTGCATCGAGCGTGTTGTTGCCGATGAAAATGCCAGCAATATCTGCACGTTCCATCGGTGCCTGACCGGCAACCATCTGCAGCTCGATGACCTGATGGCTGCCAAAGCTTTTGATGCGGCTCCAGACAAGCAGCGGTGAGATCAGAATGCCGCCTGAGTAATACTGCTCGCCTAGATCATCAGTGCGAAATTCTTGCTTAGTAAAAACAATCGGCACAGGTGTGCCATACTCCGCCAACTGCTGTTGGGAGCTAAAACCAAAGGTGGGCGCAAAACTTTGACGGCCTGTTACGTTGCGCAGTTTGCGAAACTTAGCCTCATCTGCTGCTGATAGCTGAGCTGGTTTAGGAGCAAGAAGAAATGAAGCCGCAGTACTGGCTAAGCCAACAACGAGGCTGATAATGGCAATAATTTCAGCGCCTGTATTTTGAACGTCCGGTATATGCGCGTATTCAGCAGGCCTAACAGTTGCGCGTGTGTGCATGTAACGCACAAACTGCCGATACTCGTCTTCACTGCAATCCAGTGCAGCAATTAGCTGCTTTTCCCACGGAAGTAGCGGCAGTGCCCCTGCAGGCTGGCGATAGGGGACCATGCGACCGCCTTCGAAAGCTTGCTGATTCGCAGAATCCCCGATTGCCATGCGACACCGAAAGCCCAATCGTTTTGTGACGCTAGAGCCACATCACCATCGTACAGAGGCTCTTGTACTTGTGTACCCCACGTCAGCAGTGCCCGTAAAACACTGGTTTTGTTGCCGCTATACCAAGCAGGGTCAAGCGGTGGGCTGCTTAGTCCCAAGCGGTTTCGGACTTCATAGACCAATCGGATGCAATCGGTCTTGCCGCTACTGGGATCGGCGCCCAGTTCATACGGCATCCCAATCAAATCCAGCATCAGAAACGAACGCTGCTGGTTACAGGCAAACTGCCGACTAACTGCTGAGTCAAACGCTTGCGTGGCAAATCAACGCCGACCGCATCCAAGACAGAAGCCAACTCCAGTTTTACCGCGCTGGAATCCCAACTGGCGGCAACAATCTGCGAAAAGTACCTAGATAGCAGTCTGTAATCTGTCTTGTCGTCAGGGTTGACCAGCACGGTGCGGACATTGCAGACCCAGTAATCACGCACAGCAGTTTCGATCCAGCCTCGCGTTAGTGAATTATTTGGAAACAACAGCGTCGCCGGTTCGTTGTCCGCTGCCTTGGTGACAGTAACGCCGCTAAAGCCGAACGGCAAAAAGCCGAATGTATTGACTTCGCCGGTTGTGATGTTGGTGAAATAGGCGTCTTCACCGATGTAAAAATTTTGGAAACGATAAATTATGCCGCTATCAGGCGAGCGAATGTTCAAGTAATGCGCCAGTGAATAGGTGGTGTCCATCAGATGCCAACGCGGTTGCGGGTTGATGCTGACTGTTGCAGGCGACGAATAGCAAGTTGTTCACCTTGTCTAGCGCCCTGCTGAGCGGCTTGCCGCATACCAGCCTGGAACTGATCGGCGGTGACGTAATCCACTTGGTTGATGCGTTCGACGCTGTAGCGCACGTCAATCGGTGCGGTTGCGACTGCGGTGCCGCCTGCGGATTCTGTACTTGTGCCGCTGCTTGGGATGACCGATTCACCGCGGGCGCCACGCGAATAGCGGGACATTGCGGCCGACATTTTGGACTGCGGGATGACATATTCCGGTTCGCCCCCTTCGCCTATTAGTGCGCGAGTGGGACCGGTGACGAAACCTCCTTCGGCAAACGCTGCTGGTGGAGTAAACGGTACGCCCGGACCATCAAAGGCATATTGTTGCCAGTTTCCAATGTCAGAAATTCCTCCGCCGCTACCACCACCCCCGCCAGGAACAGCGCCAAGTGCCTTGAGGATTGTTTGGAGCGTAATCATCACCAGTTGCTTGGCGATAATTTCAGCGGCCATCGAAACAAATGCCTCGCCGATGCTCTTGAAGAAATTAGATAACGCTTCCTGTGCAGTCATTGTGCCAGTGGCAATTCCTTGGAACGCCTGACTGAACGCACTGCCGATTGCGTTAGCGCCGGTTACAGCTGCATTGATTGGATCCGCAAGTTGGTTAAGCTCTTCGCGTACTTGTGCCAGTGCATCAGCGGCACGTTGCGCATCAGTAGGACCTTCACCTGGACCTTGTGCAGCCTGTCCTTCTATTACTGCACGTTGTTCTTTAAGTACATCCAATTGTTCTTTAAGTTTGTCTACTGCCGCACCACGTGCCTGCGCCTCTGTAATAGTCGCTTCTGTCAATACAATTTGAGTTTCAACAGCCTTAATTTGATCTGCGTTGTATTGCAGTTGCTGTGCAACTAAACGCTCAAAGTTGACAATGCGTTCGGCTTCGGCAGGTAATATCCCTTCCATTACTAAGCGAAGATAAGACTGACTAGCCGTTAGCTGTAGCTCTTGTTCACGACGCAACTCAACAAAAGGTTGAGCAGCATCTACGCGAGAGCGCTCTAGGTTTACTTTTTTCTCTAGTTCTAGTCGGTCAAGTACCAGCTGGGATATAGCTTGCTCTAAACCAGCTTCCGCATTAAGTAGCTGTAGCTTATAGGTATAAAGTTGTACTGTTTGTTGTGTTGTGCCGTTTCTGGCAGCTTCGATCAGAGCTATTTCGCGTTCAGTATTAAACGCGGCAAGTCTTTGTTCATAAATAGCGCCGTAATTTTTAAGTAATGCGTCTGCTCCGCCGCGTTGGTCGTCTACGTACTGCCCTATTTTTACTTGGAACAGCAAATTTTGTTCTGCTTGTTTGTAGAGAGCAGCCTCTGCTTGCAATCTAGTTATGTACTGACGCTCGGCATCTTCAGCGGCTTTTGCACTAGCCCGACTAAGTTCAACCTCAATTTCCTTAAGTTTGCCCGCGAATTGCAAATTAGCTTGGCGAATAAGCAGTAAATTGCGTTCGGCATCAAAAGCTTTTCCAATCCAGCTGTTTTTAATTTCAAGCAGCTTATTTTCGTACTCTTGCTGTGCGATGCGTTTAGCTATAACCGCGTATGCTTGCGCGTCTTTCTCAGCTGACATGCCGATAAGACTTAATTTTTGGGCTTCAAGTTGTACTTGTGCGGCTAGTTCCTGTGTTTGACCGCGTGCTTGCAGCTCAGGTGTGGTGTCAACGGACATACCAGGGCGCTGGATTTGTGCGCGTCCTGCATAACTTTGATATAGCTGCGCTACCTGTTGGCGTTTTTGCGCTTCATTGAACAGATTTGCGCCTTGCAAAATAAGCTGTTCTTTTCGTTGTAAAGCCCTTCTGTCTGGCGCCGAAAGGCCTTGCATAATATCCGTCTGGCTGGCGGCTTCGCGGTTTACACGATTACCTACTGCAACTACATCAGCAAGCCAGCTGAGTAATCCAGCTAATGGACCAGCGATAGCGGCTTGGGCTTGGAAAGAAAACTCAGCAAGCGCCTTATTAAGTTTGTCGCTTGCTGCACCTGCACTTTGTAAATCCCGTACCCCTTCAACACCAATCTTTTTAATTAGCTCGTCTTGGATAGCCGTGGCGGCTTCGGTAACGCGGCCAGCTTCAATTAAACGTTCGATGTACTGTTTTTGGCTGCCGCTAGCAATCAGGCCGGCATCGGCAAGCTTCTTGAAGTTTGTGATGGGGTCTTGTAGCGCCTTACCTGCGTCAATGGCGCCTTGGACAAATTGATCAAATGTTGTACCTAATGCTGTACCTACAAGAGACAAACCAAATCCGAACTGACCTCCTGCAAGACCACCGGCTGCACCACCTAAACCGCCGCCTAGCGCTGCGCCGGCTCCCTGCCCAAACAAAAGTGGGAACGCTCCACCGATTACAGCATTACTTAAAGCTTCACGTCTACGGCGTGTTTGTGCCCTAATAGCCGCCGGGGATCCTGGTATATTTTCTGCACCGCCGACAGGACTAAATCGACCTGATATAAGCGCACCTTGTTTTGAAATAGTTAATTCTCTTTCGGCAAGTTTTACTGCCTGCTCTTTTGCATCATTTAAGCGCTCTTGTGCTCTACCCGCATCCGCTATAGCTACAACAGAGTTTTGTTCCAAGCGCTGTAGATTGGCCGCCAGTCCTGATAACTGCTGGCGCGTAGCGGCCATACGTTCCAAGATCTGTTGTTTTTTGGCGTTGAGTGCCAAGCTTTCTCTTTCGGCAGCAGTTTGTGAGAGTGCAACCGGAAAGCCCATAGCACCAGCTTGCGCCAAAGGCGGAAGTGGCCCTTGCATCATTGTGCCGGACTTACCAGCTAAAAAGCGGGCTTTTTGTTCTTGTTGCGCTAGTAGTTCAAGTACCTCTCGGGTTCCTTGGACTAGATTTTGCTGAAGCTGTAACTTTTCGTTTAACGTGTCAGCACTTTTTTGTTCAAGGCGCAATAAAGCCGCTTGAAGATCAGCTTCATCTCTTTTAGCCTGAATTGTTCTTTGAACTCGTTCTGCTACAGGGGATTTTTGTCCCGCAAGAGTTCCGACTGCGGATGCTTGTCCGGGGCCGATAGGTCCAGCATATTGCGTAGTTTCACGGATGCCAGATTGCGCTAAACGTATTTTGCGTTCGTTTGCGGCTACTTCAGCTAACAGACCTGCTCGCTCTCGCAATCCAGCATTTAGTTCATCTGTAGCTCGTATGTAATCTCTAGCTGCTGTTACTGCTTCATCAGTACCTAGTGCTACTTTGTTAAAATTCTCAGCGGCTTCAGCAACAATTCTGTTCAAGTTGCTGAAACTCCGGGGCAGTTGATTAGCTACTGCACGCAGTTCACCGTCTAAAAGACTTATTTTGTCGCTAGTTCTTGTTATCTCATTTTGAAGAGCCTTTAACTCGCGGGCGCCGCGTACCGCAATTTCAATATCAGCTCTGTAAGCCACGGCGCTGCGTCACACTCTGGTACTTCAGTTTACGGCGTAAAAAAGCCGCCGGGTTAGCGGCGGCGTTTGGCCTTTTCCATCTCCTTCTGCTGGTCCTCGTTAAGGATTTGGAAGTAGGCGCTCCAGCCGAGTAACTCCTCGGCGGTCATGGTCGTCCGAACTTCTGTAAGGGTTAGACCCAGCTCCTTGGCGACACCAAACTGGAGCATGAGCCAGTTGTCCTTGCGGAGTTCGGCGCTCAGGATTTTGGGTCGATCGGCTCGGCGTCGTCGGTCAGAATCGCCAGCATCAAAGCTTGCAAATCCTTGTCCTTCACTTCGTTTTTCAATACATCCACCTCGCCAACGCTGAACAGCTTGGAGCCGGATTCATCGAGAGCTTTGGCGATAAGCAGTTGGAGTGCAAAAGCGTTGGCGTCGTCAGACTTGGCCTGCTTTTGGGCGCGTTCGCGCTCGGCCATCGTCAAAGGTGCCACCCACATTTCAAATGTGCTGCCGTCGGACAGCTCTACTACTTTTTTGACCGGCTCCAGGTTGGCGGCCTTGCGGAGGCGGTCGATTGCGCGTACAGGAACGGGCATACCAGTTCGTTGGGTATGGGAATAGTGTAGCGGAGTAGAAATAAAAAACCCCGGCGGTTAGGCCGGGGTTGCTGAACC